GAGGAGGCGCACACGGTCCTGTGCCCGGAGGTCTGGACCTATGACGGGCTCGTCTCCAAGCGCAAGGAGGTCGGGGAGTCGATCTGGCACTACACATGGATGCAGCGGGAGGGGACCTTCGAGGATGCCGTCTTCACCCGGGAGAAGCTCCTTGAGGCCCGGAACCGCGACTACGTGATCGGGAAGGTGCCCGAGCAGGTCACGCACGTCTTCCTCGGCTGCGACCCCGCCATCAGCCAGTTCTGCGCCATATGTGCCTGGGGGCTCGATGTCAGAACGGGGGTGAGATACCTCATAGACATCTTCAACCAGGACAAGATGAGGACCTTCGCGGCCATACAGGCGAAGATCCTCGACTTCGTCGGCCTCTACGCGCCGCGTACCGTCGCGATAGAGATGAACAACCTGCAGGGCTCGATCTCGAACGACCCCGAGTTCGTCCGGGACTGCCGTTCCTACGGCGCACGAGTTGTGACCTATCAGACCCGCACCGAGATGGGGGCGCGGCGTGAGGCCGACGATTTCGACATCTCGTCCATCGGGGCGCTGTTCGACTCCGACCTGGTGGTGCTTCCCTACGGGGACTCCTCCTCGGAGAAGATCGTGGACACCTACATCGCTCAGCTGCTCGAATGGCGACCGGGGGTGAAGTACCTGACCCGGGACATGGTGATGGCGACCCTGTTCGCCGAGTGCGAGGCCCGCACCACCTACCTGCAAGAGCGCAACCGGGACCGGAACAAGAAGGCGGTCAACCGCGCCCCTGCCTGGGCGAAGAACTCGCTCGGTGGATGGCGCTGGCAGAGGCCGAAGGAAACCCTGCCCTTGACCACACTGACAGGCTGAACTTGGTAGACCCGCCTCTCCGTAAACGGCCATAGCCCAAAGGAGGACAGCCGTGAAGAAGCTAGCCCCTGTTGTGATACCAGCCCGGCCCCAGCTAGCCGAGGTGGGCAGAGCCTGCGATCTGGCCGAGGCATATGCCTCGGCGTACCGGATCGCCCTCAAGGCGAACTGTGAACCCGGACCCGCCCACTTCGCCGCACTGAAGGCCATGGAGCTGGCCTCAGACATCTACCGCAGCTAGTTCTGCCCTAGACGGGCCGTTTTCACTGTAGGGGCCGGGTACGCCGGGGGGCGTACAGGATTCCAACCCCTGGAGGCTGGGTTCGACTCCTAGACCCGGTGCTGTGACGGATGCTCGTGTAGCGGAGCGCCAGGTTGTGGCCCTGGTCGAAGCGGGTGCAAGTCCCGTCCGTCACCCTCCGATTTCTGCCCTAGACACACCCAGCAAGCTGAACGCGGATAGAGGGCCGGGAACCCCCGCCGGACGACGGGAGCCCGGCTCCATCTACCCAACAAGGTGCCATGGCACTACAAGCGAAAGACGTAACTGACGCACTCGCCGAACGCGAGCAGTCTCAGCGCATCCTTGACCGCTGGGGCGCTGTTCGCGTCTCCTATCGCGACTGGAAAGAAGAGATCCGCGCGATGGACGACGCCTACAACTCCAACTACCTCATGCGCTGGCCCGACAACTCCGCAAGTGTCGGCTATCCGAAGGTCCCCAACCTCCCGCTCATCGCAGCAGAGGACCGTGCTCGTCTCGTAGCCGCAGGGAACCCCTCCATCGTCTGCCGCTCGGAGCGAACCAGTGACCGGGCGAAATCCGCCTCCGAGAAGCGCGAGCGCATCTTGGCAGGCTACTGGGAGCGGAATCGCGTGCGCCTGTGGATGCCCGCATGGGCGCACGACCTCATGGCGTCCGGCGTATCTCTGGTGAAGGTCCTTCCCGACTTCGCCTCCCCGAAGCGGGAACGATTCCCCGTTTACGACCGGGTGGACCCGCGGTATGCCTATCCCGGCCCCGCATACAGCAAGGGGCCGTTCCTTGAGGACTGCATCGTCACCTACCGCGGCAAGCAGAAGGACATCGGCCGCCGATTCGGCATGTCCGAGGAACTTGCCACTTTCACCGCGCGTGCCAGGGCGCGTTCAGGCGAGAAGGGTGAGGAGATCACCGTCATCGAGTTCTACGACGAGGATGTCCTGGCCGTTCTGGCCGTGACGGGCCAAGGGCGCTCACAGTCGCAACGATGGCTCATCGAGCCGACGAAGCACAATCTCAAGCATTGTCCCATCGCCATCGGGGTCCGCCCGACTCCGGCGGGCATCTACCGGGGCGACTTCATCGGGTCACTTGCGGTGATGAACGTCTGGAACCAGTTGATGACGCTGCACCTCGACGCGGCGATGCAGGCCGTCTATCCGGCGCGCATCACCTACGACATCGAGAACCCGGAGGAGTACGGGCCGGACGCGGAACTCCGGGCGCAGTCCCGGGAGGGGAAGGTCGAGTTCGTCCAGACCCCGGGGCAGAACTTCTCCAACCACCAGATGCTCGCGCTACTCGGCAAGTTCGCCGAGGTTTCCGCGCTCATGCCCCCCTCGCGTTCGGGGGACCCGAACGAGTCCATCATCTCCGCCGCCGGGATGTCGCAGGCGAACTCTCAGATGGCCGACCACGTCCGTTCGCTGGAACGCGACTCCCTCGCGCCGATGCTGGAAGCCGCGAACGAACTTGCCTTCCGCTCGGACGAGACCGCAGCGGACGTGAAGAAGGACATCGTTGGTTACATCCGCGGTACCGCTTTCCGCGACACCTACAAGCCCTCGGAGGACATCGGCGGGAACTACCGCAACCAAGTCGTCTACGGTCTCGGCAGCGCCGGGGGGGAGATCAACACGAGCGTCATGGCGTTACAGCAGGCGGGGGCCGGTCTCATCTCCAAGCAGACTGCCCGCGAGCAGTCGGTGTTCGTCGAGGACCCCATCGCTGAAGGCAAGCGCATCGCCAAGGAGTTCTTGCAAGATGCGATGTTCGCCGGTCTCGTGAGTCGAGCACAGGCGAACGAGGTAGACCCGGTTCAGCTCGCGAGGATCGACAAGGCGCTGGAGAGCGAGAACAAGACACTCTCAGAGGCCATCCAGGAGAACCTTGCCGTCGCACCGCTGGCACAGCCGCCCGCGAGCGCAGCGCCAGCAGGCGCGCCCGGAGTGGCGGGGGCTGCACGCGGCCAGCAGGCGCAGGGCACGCAGGCCCAACGGCCCCCGCTCCCTCCGCTGGAGCAACTACTGGGAGGGGCGAGGCCCTAATGCCGTTCCGCTCGGCTAAGCAGCGCCGCTACATGTGGGCAAAGCATCCTGAGATAGCCAAGCGATGGACGGAGGAGTACGGGTCCAAACCCCAGCCCAAGCGGAAGAAGAAGGCGAAGAAGCATGGCTAAGAAGTGGATCGCTGGTGCGGTGAAGCACGAGGGGGCGCTAACGCGCAAGGCCAAGCGTGCGGGCCAGTCGCCGATGGCCTACGCCCGCGCACACCAGCACGACAAGGGAACCACTGGGCGGCAGGCACGCCTCGCACTCACCCTGTCGAAGATGCGGAAGAAGAAGTAACGTGGCGCGCGCCGGCGAGACGCCGACCCCGGCATACGAGCGTGGGACCGAGCTTCCCTACGGCGCTGCTGCCGCTGCCAATCGGCGGTTCACCGCCATAGAGGAACCCCCGCTACCCCCCGAGGAGGAGTTCAAACCCGCCACGCCGCAGGAGGCGTTCCTGTTCTCGCCCACCGACCGTCCGAACGAACCCGCGAGTCACGGTGCGCCGTTCGGTCCCGGTGCGGACTACACGCCTTACGAGTATGAGTCCGACCAAGACTTCCTAGCGCGGGTTGCGGGTGAACTCGACACGCCGGATGCTTCTCGGGAGGTCCGCGACTTCGTTCGCCGCGTCCGTCAGGGACTCTAATGCCTATCCCGCAGGGCGTCTACACGGGCGAACCCGAGAAGAAGAAACGCAAGAAGGGTCCCGCCGAGGATGTCTCCCAGGCGGGGCAACTTGCGGTCATCGAACATACCTCTCACGGCACACTGCCGACTCCTATCTCCTGGTCGTTGTCACAGACCGGATACCGCCGCACCGATCTAGAGCGTGCCGCCCGTGCCGCAGCCCGCATCTACGACGTGCCGCAACCCTGGGTGTGGGGCGACACCAAGATGTCGAGTCTCATCGACCCATCCACGGGCGAACCTATCGATCTACAGAGTTTCCGGCGACTGACGAACAACGCGGAGCCGCAGGTCTTGGAGTCGATGTTGCGGCAACTCACAACCCGGACTCAGTACGAGGCTGCCGTCGCACGGCGAGAGGAGATGGCGCCTCCAGTAGACCGCGGGAAACTCGCCGCGGTCATCCGACAGATGGGACCGCTCGCCCAGTACAAGATCCCGGCGAGCGAGGGTCTGTCTGCGGCTGTTCTCATCTCGCAGCGCCTAGACGTGAAGCCTGAGGACTTCGGCCGCAACCTGAAGGCCATCTCGGACTGGGTAGCGGCTGTCGGGGCGGGTGACAAGTTCGGCTGGCAGGAGATCACCTTCATGGCCGCCGACACGGCCGCGAGGGGCGTGCCGCTAACCTCTATCGGCGATGTTGTGAAGTTCTACTTCCCGAATGTGGGTCAGGCTGCCGAGACGGTGCAGTCCCGGGAGGCCGCCGTTCAGGGGATGCAGACGCAGGCGCAGGCCCTCGGTGTCTCTCCCACGCTCCTCTATCGCGGGTACAACCCGAAACCCACCACGGCCGAGGAGACCGAGGCTGCGAAGGTCTACGACCAGATAGTCGCCGGGACGGCGGATTCCAAGGTGGACCTCTACAAGCTCTCCCAGGATCTTGAGAAGCAGATAGTCATCGACCAGGACGCCTTCGCGAACTCCTGGGTCGGGAAGGGGCTGGGCTTCCTCGGCCAGCAACTCAACAAGCCCTTCCAGTACGTCGTGAAAGTTGCGTTTGCCGCCGCCGCGCCCCCCGCCGCCGCCCTAAGCGCCGCCCTAGAGGCCGTGTTCCCGGGGCTGCAAACCTACAAGGGCAAGGCGATAAGCGGCCCTGCGGAAGCATGGCAGGATGCTTTCGATGCCCGCGACGAGATACTCCATCGCATCGCTGGGGGCGAGAGTCTGGGTTCTATCATCGCTGAGACCTTTGGTCTGCCGAACTGGATTGGCACAGGGGTCGAGTTCTACGTCGCCTGGTACGCTGACCCGCTCATCGTCGGCGGCAAGTTGCTGATGGCCCGCCGCGCGATGCGTGTCGCGCCCGAACTCCTGCGCACCGAGACGCTTGCTGCGGGCATCGCCCAGAAGCTTCCCGTCCTTCGCGGGCTGGAGGAGGCGCATTGGGCGAATCGCCTCGCCCAGCAGGTCGACAACTTCAGGGCGAGCGTCTACCGCCTGGTCGGCTCACGGAATGCCGAGAACCTGTACCGGGCGATGTATGTGGACGACGAGGGCGTCTCGCTCATGCGGGAGATGGACCGCTGGACCACTCGCATCGAGGCACGCGGCGGATTCGACCCCGAGTACATGCTGCGCCTCCGTGACCAGATACTCTCCCGGTTCCCACGGGCATCGAACGAAGCCTACGACGCCTTCCGTCAGGGGATGGCGGCCCACTTCGGCTTCACGCCGCCGCCGGGAACCCCGGCCGCGCTTGCCTTCGCATCCCGCGAGGCGCGCACCGCCACGGCCGCGCGTTCGCTCGTGGATGAGATTCCAACGTTCCAGGGCCGCAGCTACACTTCCGCAGCGTCGGGCCTCGTCATTCCCCAGGCTACCGCTGCCAACCTCGCGGAAGATGTCATCGGGCGCGTGGGGGCAGACTTCGCACTCGCCCGCCGCCTCGAAGTCCCGACCCGCCTCTCCCTCATCCCGGGCAAGGGTCTTCTCGCGCGCACGCGCATGGCGGTTGCAGAATCCACCGCCCTGTCGGAGACAGTAGCCGGGCGCGAACTCGCCGCACTCCCGGGCATCAACCCCGGCAGCGTCTTCAAGCTGAACGAGAACCCGGTACGGTTCGTCGGCCTACGTGGGACGCGCTGGGCCGAACTCGACGCGGATGAGTTGCGGACATTCCAGGCGGAGATGGCTACTGCCGCCACCGGCCCGGCCAAGATCGAGGTCCTTCACAAGATGGACGACCTCGCGATGGAACGTTACGCGCTCCGCAAGGGCATCCCCGCCGCCGCGCTTCCGAAGATGAAGGAAGCCGTCACTCAACTTCGCGGAGACTACGAGGCGACGACTCGCCTGTTCGGCGCGTACCGCGAGGGAGGGGCCGGGGTCGTCTCCAACGTGCGCCGCATCGAGCGGCCACTCATGGAGACCCAGCTCGCGCACGAGATCGGCGTCGTGGACCCGATCCTCGTGAAGAAGGCCATCCGCCGCTACGCGAGCACCATCAAGGACATCGAGGCGAACACGCCGGAGGAACTCGTCAAGGCCATCGGCGGCATCGGCAAGTTCCCCTCCTTCCGCACCTCACTCGCGACCTCGCTCGGGAAGGACGTGTTGCGGACCTGGAAGTTCATGGTCGTCCCCCGTCCTGGATACGTCGGCCGCGTTATCCTCCTTGACGAGAACCTGCGGTTTGTCTCGACCGCTGGAGGCATCTTCGAGCGTGCCGCCGCAACCAACATCGAGGATGCGGTCAGGGCGATGTCGCGGGTCATCACCGCCTCGGCCATGCCGCCGAAGATGGCGGCCGCCGTAGCGAAGGGCGCGAAACCACTCGATGCCGCCCTTCAATGGCTCTATCCCGAGCGCACCTTCCAGATCGGCGACCTAGAGGTCAAGGCCATCCCCGCGGGGCGTCAGGCATACGAGGCGCAGGCGAATGTCGGGATGCGCGCCCAAGACGCTCTGAACGACCTCATGCGCGCGACCGACACTGCCGAACGCTACTTCCAGACCTCCGGGTCCTGGAATGTACTTGCCCCGGGTGAGACGGCCTACTTCGACGCACTCGCGCACAACTTGAACAACCAGCTCGGCTGGTCTACGCCTGGACGGGTCGCTCTCGTGTCCGTTCGCGAAGGCGAGTCTGTCGAGCAGACAACCGCGCGCCTCGTCGCCTACGCGCAAGGTCCGGGCAAGTTCCTCGTCCGCAGCAAGCTCGGCTATCTACCGGAGGATGTCGGCGAGTGGGCGGACTCACTCTCCCGCGTTGCTCACTCCTACACGATGGGTAACCCCGCGCTCGCGGATGCGGCGCTGGCGCGTGCGGTGAAACCCGAGTTCCTGCGGGGGCTTCCGAAGGGCGACCTGCCGCCGGTCCATGGGCCGCTGGTCGAACACCTGGCCTCGGGTGGCCCGACCGCCCACAAGTTCACCAACTACTTCTACTCGACGTTCGTCCAGCAACCGGAGAACGCACTCACCCGCCAGCCCTACTACAAGCTATGGAAGGCCCGCGCTGAGAAGTCCTACCTCGCGATGGCGGAGGAATCGGGGTTGAGGGTAAAACGGGTCGCGGCCGACTTGGACCCGATGGTGTATTCGCGGGACGCCTTCGGTACTGCCCCCTGGAAAGTCCAGCGGGCCTTTGATGACGAAGCCGAGCCCGGGTTCTTGTACCACACGACCAGGGAGGAAAACCTTGGTTCAGTAGCCACCTCCGGCCTGCGTCCGGCTTCCCCACCGACTGACGTGCTTTTGGATTTGGACTTCCCCGGCATGGGGGTTTGGGAGGGCGGTGGCACGGAGGCGAGATTGTACTTCGCCCCCTCAGGGAGACTCGCCCGTGGCATGGCGGCCCACCCTGAGGACACTGCGCTTCTGCGAGTTTCCAGGACAGAACTAGCAATCGCTCCGGGAGAAGCCCCGGGAAGGTTTACCCACCTAGAGGTGTTTACTTCTCGGGGCGTCCCCCCTAGCGCGATTGAATACCTCGCATCTGATGGCACATGGCGGCCCCTTACTCGCATTGTGACAGAGGGGGGGGGCGTCTACACCCCCGAGATGCAGCAGGCAATCGACGCCGCATCCAAACGCTTCGCCCTCTCTCAGGTGAAGAAGGTCATGTTCGACTTCACCGAGAACACGCGCATCGGCGAGTTGGTCTCGGGCGTGTTCCCATTCGTGCAGCCGTTCGCCGAGGCATATCAGGTCTGGGGCCACATCCTCGTGGACCGCAACCCCGCCGTCATCGGCTACGTCAACCAGCTCTGGAAGGCCGGAAAGGAGTCCGGCTTCATCCATCAGGACGATTCGGGCGAGTACGTCATCCCGACGACGTGGTGGGCGCTGAACGCTCCGGTCATCTTCGCGCTCGCTCATGCCCCCGGCCTCGCGACGTACACGCCTATCACGAGCATGAACCTGTTCTTCAACACCACGTTCCGGGTTCCGACCGGCGGGGTGGTCGGCATGGTCGCGGGCGGCTTGCCGATCCCGGTTCCCGGCATGGCACCGTGGGTCTCCGCCCCGCTACAGCGCATCTTCGCCGACACGCGGAACCAGACCATCGCCTCCTGGCTATTCCAGTTCGGCCCGAGCACCTCGCTGCTTCCGGCGTGGGCGGGTCGCTTCATGAAGGCCATCAAGCCCGAGTGGTTCGGGGAAGACACCGTGACCGCGGCGGCGGATGACTTCATCCGGCTCTACCAGTACGAGGGCATCCACCAAGACCTCTCCCCCGCCGAATTGAAGACGCAGGCGCTCTCGGACGCGCAGCGGTTCATGGCCGTGCGTGGGTTCATCGGGATGTTCCAGCTCGGGCAGACCCGCATCTCCTGGCCCTTCGATGAGGTTCAGCAGGAGGCGAGCGACCTTATCGAGGAGTACGGGTGGGACAAGGGCCGCGATATGTTCATCGAGAAGCACCCCGAGTACACGGCCCTGATGGTCGGCAAGACGATGTTCGGGCGCGGCGTGGTGGACCCGCAGACCGGGGAACTCATCGAGACCGGGGTTCGGGTTCCTTCCAGCGACTATGCGCTGCGCATGATGCACACTCCAGGCTTTGAGACCATCTTCCGCACATTCCCCGAGTTCGCGGGGACCATCGCGCTCGACGCCGACCCGAAGATAGGCGAGGAACAGTCATTCAGCGCCTACTCCCAGCTGGTCGCGAAGGGGATGCTCCCACAGAAGCCCATCGAGGACTTCATCCGCGACACGGAGGCTATCGGCCGCGGTCTTCCTCGGGGCGAGTTCGCGAAACTCCTCACAGCGGTCACCGGGAAAGAGGCGCTGCCGGGGGTACGTACCGAGTTTGCTCCTCAGCGGGAACCGACCCCGGTTGACTTTGCTGCCGCCACTCAGCGGCTCCTCGACGAGAAGCCCGGCTTCTGGAACGCCATCGACTCCTTCTACGAGTGGATGAACGGGCGGAAGCAGGTGCTTGAGGACCAGGGTATCTCGACGGACTCGGTTGCCTACGCGGAACTAAAGGACGTAGAGGGACAGTTCCTCTCCGCGCTCCGCTACGAGTTCCCGGCCATCGCGGCTCAATATCTCCAGCCTGAGAAGGACGAGCGCGGGGCCATCACGGGCGCGAAGTGGACCGTCCCCGAGACCGACGCCGGGCCGCAGCCGCTTGTGCTAGCGCGCTTGCGCCGCTTCCTCGCCATCCCTGGCATCGAGAACTTCCCCTCGGTCGTCACCCTCACCGGGTATCTCGCCGAGAGGGACAAGATCGCGGACGAGATGGCGCGCCGCGGGATCAGCGACATCGAATCCGCCGGGGCCGAGGAAACTGGTCTCACTGCCCGCTACAACGCCCTGCTGTACGAGTCGTTCGGGGTCGGGAAGCCAGCCGAACCCGTCGAGGGCGAACGCCCGCCCGGGGAAGCGCCGGTTATCCCCGAGGGCGCGATGGCGGCCTACCGCGCTTTCCTCACCAACGACTTGCGGGGCATCCCGAATGCTGCCGAGATTCAGGTCTCCAAGATGCGCCGGGATAACCCCGAGCGGTACGCGAAGTACCTGGAGATCGACACGACCCTTGAGAAGCTGCGCGACGCTCCCTACGACGCGGCGACCGGGCCGGAGAAGAACGCCGCTTTCCAGCGCCTCCGTGACCACATCGACCACGTTCAGCGGGCAACCCCTTGGGCGCTCCGCCTCTGGTTCAACTCCAAGTCCTACGCCGAGCAGCAGAACTACCGTGACTCACTCACGGTGCGACCGCCGGAGTTCTACTCTCGGTTCGACTGGTCGCTCCTCGGGGTGAAGGTGACGAACGCCACCGCCGACCTCCTCTCCGACGTTGGGCAGGCACAGCTAGACATCTCCGCCGCGAAGCAGGCGGCGAAACTCGCCGGTCGGACCATCGACACGGGCGCGTTGTACGACTCGCTCGATGCACAGGTTCGCGCCCACATGAAGACCAACAAGAACTTCGCCGAGGTCATCGAACACACGAACACCTGGGGTTGGGGCGCGCAGGCCGCCGGCCTCGACAAGCAGGGCGAGCGCGCCGGGTGGTGCTGGAAGAACATCCTGTGGACCGTCCAGGACCTACAGAGACAGGTCGATCAGTACGGTCTGATGGGCGTCAACTATGGGACGGCTGAACAGAAGCGGGTTTATGCCCTTGCTAAGGCTGCTGTTCTAGACAGGGTGAAGGAGTATTGGGCCTGGTCGCCAGAGTTCAAAGCACAGTGGGGGCAGATGCAGGACGACTACGGCGACCCGCTCATCGACTGGCTGGTGCCAGATGACTACTTCAGGCTCGGAGGTTAGCGGTGAGTACGACTGAATCTGACGTAAGAGAGAAGCCGGAGACCGGCGGTATCTACATCAACCCTGGTGATACCGGCACCACCACGGGGGGCGGTTCCTCCGGCGGCGGTGCGCCCGCCGACCCGGATGCCGGTATCATCGCGTCCGCAACCGCCTGGTACATCCAAGCCTGGGGCACTCCTCCGCCTGCAGGGTACATCGAGAAGCTCGTCCACTCCGGCATGAACCTCTACGAGGTGCAGGAGTATGAGCGGCACAAGCCCGCGTTCCTCAAGAGCGAGTGGGCGAAGAAGAAGGCCGACTACATCGCGCAGATCCTCAACTCCATCCTAGGGCGGTAGAGATGGCTAAGGTGAACAAGCAGATCAGGGAGCAGTTCGAGGAGTTCCTGGGGGGACTCGGGTTCCAGGGTGGCGAGTTCACCCACCTCATCATCCAGGCCATCCAGGAAGATTGGTCGGCGACCGAGTTCCAGCAGGCACTCAAGGAGTCGCCCCGGTTCCAGCGCATGTTCCCCGGCCTCGTGGAGAAGGACGGGACCATCAACCCCATCCTGGGGAACACCCTCGGCAGCGCCGTCTACGCCTACCGGCGTTGGCAGGATGCCTACGCCAAGATAGCCAAGGGCCGGGTGCATCTCACGACCAAGATGATGGGCGTACTCGTCACCGGCCAGATATCGCCCGATGAGTTCGGGGCGAGGCTGAACGCGGTCTCCTCTGCGCAGGCCAACCCCGAACTGTTGGCGGCGTTCAATGAGGAGCTGGTAGCCGCTGGCAAGAAACCGCTCGATGAAACCGGCTGGCTGAAGTTCCTTGCCAAGACCGGCCCGACCAAGTTCTATGACATCTACGAGGCGGCACAACTCCGCGCCTCGACGCTGAACCTGGAACCGGAGGCCGCACTCGCCCTCGCACGCGCGGTGGGCACCCCAGGCCAGGCCGCGGACGTGGGTTCCATCATCAAGGCCATCAACGCGCTGAAGCCGCAGATCGCGCCCGAGTTGGAGCGCATGGGCATCACGGACGAGGACCTTGTGCTCCTAGAGTCTGGCGCGGACCCGAAGAATATGCTCCCGCAGATACGCCAGCTCCTAGCGCAGCGGCAGGCGATGGGCGGCCATGTTTCGGGGACCTACGCGCGCCAGGGTCCAGGCGGCGGAT